GCGACAACAGGGATCGCGGCTGCATGGAAGACCCCAGCATCAAACGCAGGATCAAGTTGGGCAAGCAGATCGGGCTGACAACAGCAGTCAAAGAAACGCGCACTTCTGGCTCCCTGAACCCCCAGTGGGTCGAGTGGCTAATGGGATACCCAGAAGGGTGGACAGACTTAGAGGATTAGGAAATGCTATCGTTCCGCAGATTGCTATGCGCATAGGCCAAACAATCAAGGCGGTACATGACATCCCAGCGCAGGGTTACGCGCACAACAACGTCAACAACTCAAACACAGGAGAAAACAATGTTTGAAATAGACTTAGGAAACACAGGTTCCGACATTAACACGTTCCTCGGCTGGTCAGCACGAGGCACACAAGACGGCGCAATTAGAGCAAAGCAGTTTTACCTCCGCGACGGTGCGTCAAAAGACGAATACGAAGCGGCGCAAACAACTGGCTTTGTAATCGACTTAGACAGCCTGAAAACAGGATGGCAAAAGTCAGAAGGCATCGCAGGTGTCGCTCCAGAATGGAAGTGGAACCCTTCAACAAACCAAATGATGCCAAAGCCAGGCGATGACTACAAAAAGGGCATCAGCGTAAAGGTGGCAATCGGCAACGGTAAAGTCGCAGTTTGGGAACAAGCGGGCGCGGCAATCTGGTCTGCCATCACTGATCTAGCTCCAAAGTTGAAAGATCAGCCAAGCAAAAGCGACATGCCGCTGATCAAGATGATTGAGGCCAAAGAACTGAAGTTCACAAAAGGCTCAACATGCTACCCTGTCTTTGAAATCGTCAAGTGGGTGCCAAAGCCAGACTGCCTCAAAGAAGGTGCAGCAGCAGGTATTGCAGATGAACCTGCACCTACCACACAGCCAGAACCTGCACCTGTCGCAGAAGACATGGAATTTTAAAAGAAAAATGCCGTGGCGGTAAGGATCGCCACGGCAGTCACAGGGAGGGTAGAAATGAAACAGGAAATGGAAAACAATATGGAAATGGCTCCCAAATCCGAGATCATTAAGCAGTTTATAACACAGATTACAAATAATTGGAATGAGGTTGGGCAGCCTCTAATAGAATTACGTTCAATTAGCCAATCTGGATCAACAAATGCCGCAAGATTTAGGCTCAATCAAATAGACGAAGCCGTTGAGCATGCCGAAGCCATGAACAAAGCCAAGGCAAACATCTACATGTGCATCAATGCCATTGATCCAATCAAAGCCGAAGACATACCAGCAGGCAAAGCCGCCAAAGACACAGACATCCTAGCAGCCTTCTACTGCTTTGCAGACGCAGACACAAAAGGCGCAATGGAAAACATTATGTCATTTGCTGGCCCGAAATTCACAATGTCAGTCAAGACAGGCACAACGCCATTCTCAAGAGGCCATGCATATTGGGAACTCGAAGAGCCTTGCCAGAACATGGACGCATGGAAAGAAGTCCAGAAATCCATAGCGGCAAGCCTCCAAACAGACGCGGCAGTCATCAATCCATCACGCATCATGCGTGTGGCAGGGACAGTCTCATGGCCCAACAAAAAGAAGCAGGACAAGGGATATGTTCCAGAACTCGTCACAATGCGCACTGAGTTCACAAATGACCGCGATCCGCAGCCGTTTGAGCGGCTCATGCGTGCTTTCCCGAAAAAGTCAAATGACACGTTAAATTCAATAGGTCATTCGGGCCTAGAAATAGACCTCGGTCAGCAAGCAATGGATCGCCAACTTGCAGCGCAGAGCATCCTGGCAGGCGACGATTGGCACAACAACATCATCAGACTTGTCGCCTCATACGTTAGCAAAGGGCTGGCAGACGAGGAAATTCACGCCATCACAGACAGCTTCACAATGTCAGGCTATTCAGTAGACGACACAAGACAAGAAGTGCAGCAGGCAATCGACGGCGCAAGAGAAAAAGGTTGGACGCCACCGCCTGATCCCGCAGTGGAACGCATGCAGCAGCAAAACCAAGCTCTAAACATACCCGCAGAGCCGTCAGAAAGCCCCACAGAAGACGCAACAGAGCAAAATTGGCCTACACCCTACGAAATGTTTGACGCACTCACGCTGCCGCGCAGGGAGTGGATATATGGATACGACTACATCAAAAAGTACATCAGCGTAACTGCATCGGCAGGGGGCATCGGAAAAACGTCAGCCATAATCGTGGAAGCACTAGCAATCGCAACTGGCAAGCCGCTCCTCGGCACGGCAGTCAAGCAGCAGGAAAATGTCTGGATCATCAACCTAGAAGACCCAATCAGCGAAATGCAGATGCGTACCATAGCAGCCATGCAGCATTACGGACTAACGCCAGAAGAAATCAAAGGCCGACTATTTATGGACGGTGAGGACACCATGCAGATCACGCTCGCAGCAGAAAGCAGAGACGGACTGATCAAAAATGATGACCTACTTGCCCACATCAGCCGCAAGATCAAACAAAACAACATAGGCGTTGTCATCCTCGATCCATTCGTGTCAGCCCATCTGGTCAACGAGAACAACAACGGTAGCATCCAAGCAGTCGTGGCAATGCTCAGAAAGCTCGCAAGAGACACAAACAGCTCAATCCAACTCGTGCATCACATCAGAAAAACAAATGGGGACGATGCAACGATTGACAGCGTTAGAGGCGCAGGCTCACTCATCGGAGCAGCACGAGCAGCCAGAGTGATCAACAGAATAACACCAGAAGACGCAATGGCGCTCGGCGTAAACGAACACGAAGCGCTTGGCATCTTCCGAGTAGACGACGGCAAAGCAAACCTCGCACCGCCATCAGACAAAGCAACATACAGACGAATGCAAAGCGTAGAAATAGCCAACGGTGAACACATCGGTGTTGCCACAGAGTTTAAGCTGCCTGATCTCTTTGACGGCGTGACAGCAGAAAACGCCAGAAACGTGCAGAAACTCGTAAACGAAGCAGAAGCCAATCAAACGCCATTCAAAGCAAACGTGCAGGCAAAGCAGTTCGTCGGTCACGCAGTCGCAGAGGAGCTAAACCTTGACATGGAAAAGCCCGGAGACAAGGCAAAGGTCAAGGCAATCGTTAAGCAGTGGCTGAAGACAAACGTCCTGAAGGCAGCAGAGATGTACGACAAACGTCAAGGCAGAGATGTCCAGTGCGTTGTTGTCGGGGAGATGATTAAGTGGGACGAAGTGTAGCCAATCTCCTCACCTTCCTCACCTTAAAATCCAAGGTGAGGAAGAGGTGAGGAAGTGAGGAAAAAAGCGCCTGAAATTCTTCCTCCTCACCTCCTCTATGTATATGCATAGAGGTGAGGAGGTGAAGTGAGGGCTTCAAAGTAAGGTGAGGAAGATGAGTGAGGTGAGGAAGATGAAACAAACCAAAAGACAAAAGAAATCGGATCGCATTCTGCATGGCAGTCAAGCCAAGGATGCCATCATGTGCGACTACGCTCTGGCTCCAGTTGATCGTATGGCAATCCAAATGGACGAAAAGTGGGGGATTGATCGACTGCCTGAATTGGTAAGCGTGGAAATGGCACAGAAGTACGGAAGCGCAGTCGCCAAGATGAACGCAGCAGTTGAAGCATGCGACGTAGAAGAATGCAGACTAAGATGCGAGGTGGTCATAAGAGGTATGCAAGCAATGGACGCAGAGGCTGAACGCATAGGCGCACAGAAAGCCTCAACAGATGTCTGGGAGGTAGAGATCAATGGAAAGCTGTTTGGCGTTATGAAGGACGGTAGAGCATGGAAAGCCATAAAGGCGCAGCGGCCTGAGTTGGAGCTGCTGACACTCAGAGAGGTTGGGCTTGCATACTCTTGGTTCAGAGACAATTGGGCAGGTGAGTTAGAAAAGGCAGCGAAGCAATCATTCCCCGAAGCAGAATTGGCAGACATCAGAGGAAAACTGTTTGATGATCCAATACCATTCTGATAGCGTATGGTTACTTGATAGTGCAGAGCTTTACCCATTTCCTTCTGCACGATCTGCCTCACAAACTGGTCTGGCATTGCGCCAGACCTTTTTTGTTTGTAGCGTGAGCGCATGAGTACATACGTTGTGGCATACGATCAGGACATTGATCAGGACGAGCTAGATGCAGAGGTTGCAGAGGTGTTGTGGTTAATCAATGAACGCATACTCGGTGGGGCTGACAAGCAGCTCATGGCTGTGGCACTCAGCATGGCGATGAAAGAGTATCTTGAAAACAGCGAAGCATTCGGCATCCATCATTAACGCGCTGAGACACACAGGAACGCCGCAGCGCATACGCACGCGCGGATACCTGAACGCTCGTTCAATTACAAGGTTGGGCATACTATATGTTGTGGTTTGCGTGGCTTGCATGGCTTCTCAGCAGCCTGAGCTGCCTGTAAGTTATTGATATTAAAGGATTTGCATAATAATTTAACATAATACGCCTTATCAGATGTTGCATAGCTGTGCAAAAGACCCCCCCCGCCGCCGCGCAACAGGGGGGCGTGTGTGTGTAGAAAAACGCAGACACGACTGCCACAACAGCCCCCCCTCCCCCCTATTGCCAGAACTGCTAGCATCGTCTAAAATTTTAAAAATTGAGAAAGCGAGGCGATATGGCGGGAAAAGCGTTAAAGAAGAGAATACTTGCTGATGTGGCTAAGAATGGCGGTGCGGATCATGTTTTTGACGTGATTGCGTCGGGCAAGTCAATTTTGGTTTGGGCGCGTGAGGAGTGGGATTGCAGTCGGTCTTATTTAAGCAAGACGTTGCGTGAGGTTCCTGAGTATGCTGCTGCGTTGGACAAGGCTCAGACGGAGGCTGCGGATGCGTTGATGGAGGATAGCATGGATCGTGCGGATGCTTTGGGTGCGAACAGCAGTCAGGCGCAGATTTCTGCGGTTCGTGAGCAGATTAACATTCGGAGGGCTATGGCTGCGGGATTGAACAGGGATCGTTATGGGTCTGGGCCGAAGACTGAGATTACGTTGAATTTGGGTGATTTGCATTTGGATGCGTTGCGCAAGATCAGCGTAGATCGCCAGGCATTGATGGCAGAGGATCGTGATCGAGAGATGAGGGTTATTAGCGATGAGTGAGGCCAATCCGTTTGAGGAGTTTACGTTACAGTACATGGATGACCCTGTTCTGTTCGTGAGGGAGGTTTTGGGTGCTGAGCCTTTGGCTTATCAGGCGGAGTTTTTGGAGGCTATATCGAGCGGTGAGCGGAAGATTAGTATTCGGTCAGGTCATGGTACTGGTAAGTCCACGTCTGCCTCGTGGGCGATGCTGTGGTATTTGCTGATGCGTTTTCCTAATAAGGTTGTTGTGACGGCTCCGACGAGTGGTCAGCTTTTTGATGCTTTGTTTGCTGAGTTGAAACGTTGGATTGGTGAGTTGCCGAAGCCTATACAGGATTTGCTGACGGTTAAGAGTGATCGTGTTGAGTTGGCGGCTGCGCCGTCTGAGATGTTTATATCTGCCAGAACGTCGCGTGCTGAGACGCCCGAGGCTTTGGCGGGTGTACACAGCGATAATGTTTTGTTGGTTGTGGATGAGGCGTCTGGTGTGCCTGAGAAGGTGTTTGAGGCTGCTGCTGGTAGTATGTCGGGTCACAATGCTACGACAATCTTGCTTAGCAACCCGACGCGCTCGACTGGGACGTTTTATGAGAGCCAGACGCGGATGGCGGGGAGCTGGTGGACGCAGCGTTGGAGCTGCGTTGACAGTCCGTTGGTGTCGGATGAGTTCGTTGACGAGATGCGTGAGCGGTATGGGGAGGAGAGCAATGCGTTTCGTATTCGTGTTTTGGGTGAGTTTCCATTAGCTGATGACGACACGATTATACCGTTTCATTTGGTTGATGCTGCGATGAACCGGGATATTGATTTGGATGATGAGCGTCGGCCTGTTTGGGCTGTTGACCCTGCGCGGTTTGGGAGTGATAGGACGGCGTTTTGCAAGCGTGTTGGTTCGGTGATTACTGAAATAAAGAGCTGGCGTGGATTGGACTTGATGCAGACTGTTGGTCGAGTGATGGCGGAGTATGAGGCTTTGAACCCGAGCAGCAGGCCGTCAGAGATATTGGTTGACAGCATTGGCGTGGGTTCTGGCGTTGTTGATCGTTTGCGTGAGCTGGGAGCGCCTGTGAGGGGTGTGAATGTGGCTGAAAGTCCGAGTATGGGTGAGACGTATAATAATTTGAGGACTGAATTGTGGTTTAAGACGAAAGCTTGGCTGGAGGATCGAGGGTGTAAGTTGCCGCAAGATGATGAGTTGTTGGCTGATCTGACTGGTATTCGGTATTCGTTCACGTCGTCTGGCAAGATGGCGGCTGAGAGTAAGGATCAGATGCGGCGTCGTGGTTTGAGGTCGCCTGACTTAGCGGATGCTGTTTGTTTGACGATGGCGTCTGATGCGGCGATGGCGCTGTCTGGGCCTATGACGTCTTGGCGTGGTGAGATTAGAAGGAATTTGCGCGGAATTGCTTAGTGTGATATGGTCGTGGCAACATAGGAGGTTTTTATGGCACATGGTAAAAAGATGGGCGGCATGAAGAAAATGGCGGCTGCTCCGAAGTTCAAGCCTTGCAAGGGCTGCCCCAATCCGAAAGAGTGCGCTCGTGCGGGTCGTTGCAAGATGAAAACGCGGATGAAGTGATGCCTGGAGCTAAAAAGGGTCTGTATGCGAACATACACGCTAAGCGCAAACGCATTGCTGCTGGCTCTGGCGAAAAGATGCGCAAACCGGGCAGCAAGGGAGCGCCGACTGCCAAGGCGTTTAAGGCTGCTGCTAAGACTGCCAAGAAACCGAAGAAGGCTAAGAAGTAATGGCGATTAGACCGAAGTTGCGTCCAAAGGACGAGGAATTTAGCAAGATCGTTGCGGCTGCTAATTCTGGCGGTGGAGATAATAATGCTCCTGCTGCGAGTGGCAAGGGCGGCGGCAAGTCTGTCAATCCTATGGCGAAGAAGGGGTCTGCCGATTACAAGAAGATGCAGAAGGCAAATGCGCCTGACAGCTTTTATGGATATTACGATCAGAATACTGGGGATTATGTTCCTTGGTATATTGATATGATTAACGG